TAAATATAGAATTTTTTGGTTAACATTACCTAGACCTAAAAAGGGGCCGAGTCCATTTGAGCTGCTAATGAAACATTTATTAGAAACAGCAGAAGAAAATAAATCATTAAAATATGAAGATACAGTGGAAGAAGAAAAATATAATACACTTAAAATATTTTTTGAAAGTACAATTGAACAGGATGATTTTACTAAACTAAAAGATGGTTACACCGTATTAGATAGTAAAGATAACATTTGTTACTTTAAACGTAACACACTTGCTGATTTTTTAGATAAACGAAAGACTCCATTCAAGAGTGTGAACCAAGCGGTTAGATTATTAGAATGTGAGAAACACGATTTCTTTGAAGGTGAGCGTAATGTCTGGTATGTAAAAATGCCTGAATTTGTAAACCATCAGAAAATTAAAACTAAAACTAATACACAAGACGAACTTAGCGAGATGGATGATGAGTACCACAACAAATTTAGGACTCCAAAAACAAAAACAGATCTACAAAAAAACGATTAAGATTTTTGGACCTCCTGGAACAGGAAAGACTTGGACATTAATTGAAAGAGTAGTGAAAAAATATCTTAAAATTGGTGTGGATCCAGATAAGATAGCCTTTATATCTTTTACAAATAAAGCAGTAGATACTGCAAAGATTAGAGCATTAGAAGCTTTTCCGCATTTAGATAGTAAGTCATTTAGCCGTTTTAAGACATTACATTCCTATTGCAGAAGATATTTTGAAGAAGAGATATTTGATACCAAAGATTGTATGATTGATTATGCACTAACGAACAACTTTGTTAAACGATCCGATAATAGATTATCTCAAGATAATTTTACTTATTCTGATTGGTCATTAGGTATCTATGATAAAGCAAGAAATTTATTAGAAGATCCAGTTTTAGTTTATAAAAAAGAATCACAAAAAAAGGATTCATTAGATGTTTATACTAGAAAGATAAGCACTTATGAGCATTATAAAACCTCTGGTGGTGAGAGATCTTTTTTAGATTTTACAGATATGATTGAGAGAGCTCTGCATGAAGTAGACTTTCCGCAGCTTGAAGTATTAATACTCGATGAAGCTCAAGATTTTACTCCGTTGCAATGGTCTTTAATTTATAAAATGTCTGAAAATGTTAAAAGAATTTATTTAGCTGGAGATGATGATCAAGCTATTTATCAATGGAATGGTGCAGATACTAGATATTTTACAAAATACTTCCCAGGTCGAAAGGTTGTATTAAGAAAAACAAGAAGATTTGGACAAGCTATACATCAGTTTTCACAAATAGTTAGAAAAGGAATATTAGATAGTGTTGATAAAGAGTTTGAGCCTTTAGTTAAAGAAGGAGTTGTTAAAAGGTATTTAAGTTTTAAGGAGATACCATTTGAAAAAGATGATGGTAAATGGTTTTTGTTAGGTCGTATTCATACAACTGTCAACGAATTAAAAGCTTTAGCTAAAGATGCGGGTATATACTTTGCAGATAATAAAGGACAAAAGTCATTCGATCAAAGTCAATGGTTAGCTATCAAAGCTTGGACAGCTATATCTAATGGTAGAGAAATAATGAAAAAAGAAGCTGAGTGTATGTACAAATTTATTAGAGAAGTAACGGATTCTGATTATAGAACTCCTAAATTTTGGTCTAATGAACCTGATTACAAAAGATATAATTTTACTACATTAAAAGAATGGTGTGGATTAGATCTACCTGATGAAGCACAAAAGAAAGCTTGGTGGTGGATCTTACGAAGAAATTTTAAACCAAGACAAGTTATTTATTTTTTAAGGTTATTAAAAAGATATAAACAATCCAAATTAGATGAAACACCAAATGTGATTATAGATACTATACATTCTGTTAAAGGAGACGAAGCGAATCATGTATTGTTATATTCAAAAGCAAACTGGCCATCTAGTTATAGACACAAAGATAAAGATGAAAAATCAAATGAAAAGAAAGTTTGGTATACAGGAGTAACAAGAGCAAGAGATAGTTTACATTTATTAAGCACTGACTATAAATATAACTACCCAATTGGACAAGATTATTTAGTATATGTACAAGGAGAAAAATGAATCATTTAGATCTATTTAGCGGTATTGGTGGATTTAGTTTAGCCTTAGAAAAGGTAGGATTTAAAACAGTAGCATTCTGCGAAAGAGATGAATACTGCAGATTATTGCTGCAAAAACATTGGAAAGGAGTTAAAATATATAATGATATTAAAAAGTGTAAAGGGGAAGATTTTAAAAAAGAAATCGGAACAATTGATATACTCACGGGTGGGTTCCCCTGCCAGCCCTATAGTGTTGCAGGAAAACAAAAAGGAACCGATGACGATCGATATCTCTGGCCAGAAATGTTTAGAGTCATTAAAGAAGTCCAACCCACCTTCGTTATTGCAGAAAATGTCAGAGGTCTTATTAACATCCAAGACGGCATGGTCTTCGAAACAGTGTGCTCTAATTTGGAAAGTGAAGGCTTCGAAGTCCAAACGTTTGTTATTCCAGCTGCAGGCGTCGGCGCGCCACACAAAAGAGACAGAGTCTGGATTGTGGGCTACTCCGAACACAATGGATCACTTACCTCCAAGATCAAAAGAGGGAACCATGAAATTAATGCAGGGACACAGGAAAGGCAGAACACGACCCTCGAATCTAAGAGAACAAGTGGATCTAGAGACAATGAGATTATGGAGAACTCCAGACGCACATTGCGACAGGGGAGCGAGCTCGGCAAAAAGAATGCAAATGAAAGTAGACAAGAAGATGCCTATCAGTTTGAACGATCAAGTAGCACATCCGAACATCATGTGGCCGACACCGAGAGAGTTTATGTACAAGGACAGCAAGATAGATCGAGGCAAGAGCAATCTAGGGGAGAAAGTTGGTGGGAGTTTGAACCCAACGTGGGTAGAGTGGCTAATGGGGTACCCGGCAGAATACACAGACTTAAAGCATTGGGAAACTCTATCGTCCCACAAATCGCGGAAGAAATAGGAAAGGCAATATGGACAGTACTAAACCAACGTTAAAAATATTATCATTAGGAGCAGGAGTGCAAAGCTCTACCATGGCTTTAATGGCAGATGCAGGAGAGTTTGGAGATAAACCTGATGCAGCAATCTTTGCAGACACAGGTTGGGAGCCTAAACCTGTATTAGATCATTTAAATTATTTAAAAACAATTTTAAGTTATCCTGTGCATATTGTAAAAAAAGGTAATATCCAAGATGACATACTCAAGGCTCTCGCACCAGGCGGTAATCAATTTGCTAGCGCTCCTTTCTATACAATTAATGCAGAAGGTAAAAAGGGAATGGGTAGAAGACAATGTACAAGAGAATACAAAATAACTCCTATTGCTAAAAAAATAAGAGAAATATTTGGACTAAAACCAAGACAAAGATTTCCAAAAGATAAATTTGTTGAGGTTTGGGTTGGTATATCAACGGATGAAGCTATGCGAATGAAGCCCTCAAGATTTTGGTGGCAAAAAAACAAATGGCCTTTAATTGAAAAAAATATGTCACGAGCAGATTGTTTAAAATGGTATGAAGGTAAAGGATTTAAAATACCAGTGAAGAGTGCATGTATTGGTTGTCCTTTTCATGATGATAAATTTTGGATTGAAATGAGAGATCAAAGACCAAAAGAATTTGCATCTGCTGTAGAATTTGATAAAAAGATGCGTATGCACAATCCTAAAATTAAAAATTTTGTACATAGACAATGTGTTCCTTTAGATGAAGTTAAATTTAAAGAAGATGATCAAATAGATTTATTTAATAATGAGTGCGAAGGGATGTGTGGCGTATGACCAATAAAAAATTATTTGAAGAAATTTTCCCACAAGATAAACAAATTGGAGGATCTCATTATAAAGATTTTCACATACAACCTTATGAATTTATATCTAAAAACAATCTTTCCTTCTTTCAAGGAAATGTAGTGAAATATGTTTGCAGATATTTAAATAAGAATGGCATCGAAGATTTAGAAAAAATAAAACATTATTGTGATTTAGAAATACTGAAGCTTAAAGATGTCCATAAAAAGAAATAGCATAGGTGTTAATTTAGATCTTAAATATAGAAAGATTATTGAGTATTTAAAAAAGAAAAATGAAAAGCTTTATTTAGAGAATCAACGAATGAAACGACGATTAGAAAAGTATGAAGGAACACGAGCCATGGTTAATTATTACAATAAAAAGGAAGCAAAATGACAGGACTACAGTTTACATTTAACTTTAAGAAACATATTTGGGCATGTCCATCAGAATACAAAGATTTAAATAAGTATGATGAGATCGCTATCGATTTAGAAACTAGAGACGAAGGTATTAACAATAAGTTAGGAGCAGGTTGGGCAACTGGTAATGGTTATGTTATTGGTTTTGCAGTAGCCGTAGAAGGATGGCAAGGCTATTATCCATTTAAACATTATGGTGGTGGTAATATGATTGAGAAACAAGTCCTACAGTACATGAAAGATGTATGTGCTTTACCTTCTAGAAAAATATTTCACAATGCACAATACGATGTAGGTTGGTTACAACAAATGGGTATCAAGGTGAATGGAGAAATTGTAGATACGATGATTGCTGCAGCAGTCATAGATGAAAATAGATGGTCTTATAGTCTGAATGGTTTAGCTAAAGATTATCTTGGTGAGCTCAAGTCCGAAACAGATTTAAATGAAGCAGCTAAGGATCATGGCATCGATCCGAAAGCGGAAATGTGGAAGTTACCTGCAGAGCATGTCGGGTTCTATGCGGAACAAGATGCACGGCTCACGTACCTGTTATGGCAAAGATTTAAACCAGAATTATTTAATCAGAATTTAACTACAATTTGGGACTTAGAAGCTAAGCTGTTACCTATTTTAATTGAAATGAGAACGAAGGGTGTAAGAGTTGATGTGGAGCGAGCTCATCGATTGAAAAAGGAATTTCAGGAACAAGAGAAAGAATATTTGCAAAAAATAAAACAGCTAGTAGGAAAAGACATAGACATATGGGCAGCACGACAAATAGGAGAAGCTTACGACAAGTTAGGGATAGATTATCCACGTACTGACAAAACTCATGAGCCATCTTTTACATCTAATTGGTTAGCTAATTCGAAACACGAAATTAGTAAATTTATAGCACA